TAGGTAGTTCGTTGCGGTTTGTTTCATTTGTTATTCAGTTTATAATTAGCCAAATGTGTTATTTTAATTTAGTTTTGGCTTCATTTGTTATTCAATTTAGATATTCGTTCCAGATAGTATTCAGTCGCCAGTTGACAACGTTCAATCATTTGTTGTTCAAGTTCCATGTCACGTTCAAACAACATCGAAGTGATTCGCTTCGCTGGATCAATGTGGTCAACCTTGTGAAGCGTTTTGTCATCGTATTGTGTCAAGAATTCGTCCCACGTTGACACCATGCAATAAACAAGTTCAAATTCAGGTTTGTCGTATAGATACATATATGCGCGACCTTGCCATTCGTATTCTTTTGAATCGATGTCTTCAGGCAATTCCGGGAACGTGTCAAGCGACCAGCTTGTTTTGATGTCAATGATTGATGACACGGTGACAATGTCACATTCACCAGTCATGAAGTCGTTTGTTTTCCGAACCGCGTTCTTGTGGAAATCTTCGAACCGAACCGCGTTCAAAAGTTGAATGGATTCAAGTTCTTGATTTGTTCCTTTGTCAAGATAGCGATTGATGACTGGTGAATTGTAACCGAAGAAATCTTCTTTCGCGATTTGATTAATATACGACTTCGCCGTTTGTGACAACACGTCGGTTTTCGACCGGGACGTTGTCATGAGTTTTCCCATTTGTGAAGCACGCCATTTCATAATTCTTCAATTTTATATTCCCATTCAACATATTGTTCCAAGGTGTCAAGTTCATCTTCTTTATTCGTATAGTCATAACCTTGTTGACGAAGGAATCCATTTTCATCTTGAAAGCAATACCACCATGAACCACCTTCAGCTTCAACAATATCTTCAAGCCAGATTCTAAATTTTTTCATAATTCTAATAAGTTAAGTTTAACATTTGACCAATAAATGAAGTCACGCGATTTGATGTCAACGTCCTTCATTAATTCTTGAACCAGAATCAACGCGCATGATTTCCTTGTCATGAATGTCTTCACCTTCGAATCGTATTCGATGAAATCAAATAATTCAAACAAATACTTTGCGCGTTGTTCAGCGGTCATTTCTTTCATTTCAATTGATTGATTTGTTCAGGTGTCAATGAATAAGTCGCTTTTAATTTATCAACCGTGAACTTTCCGTCAGCGATTGCCTTCAAAGCGTTCTTGAATCGTTCTTCGTCAATTGTCGGTTTGCCTGACGGCTTCGAAGCTTCGTTCCCGTCGTCGTCGATTGCCTGAAGTGACAACAATGACTGAAGCGTTCCGCGACGAAGATATGTCACGCACGAAAGCATTTTTTGTGGATCAATTATGTTAACTGGAATTTCCATGCACGATTCAACCGAATCACCAGAATCGATGTCAATGATTTGTGTTAATACAAGATTTGATTTGACTGGTTGCAATAATATCAAGCCATAAGATAAAAGAATCGGTTCAACCGTTTCAAGCAACGCGTTGATGTCCGCGTAACTTTTCTTGAAATGTGGATTCATAGCGTTCTTCGCTACCTTTCCGATGTGTTGCTTCGCTGAATGAAGCTTGTGAAACAATCCTTTCGGTGCTTCAGGTGTGACCGTGTCGGTCGTTTTTCTTGTTGTCGCCATAATTATAAGTATTAAATTTCACCAAAGATAAACAAATTTTTCATTCGTGAAACATTAGAGTGTTAAATTTTTCACACGAACAATCCAAGTGTCACATTTGAACGGTTTGCTGAATCCGATTTCACCTTCTTTCTTCAGTTGTTTGATTTGATGAAATTTACTTCTTGAAATGTGACCAGCAAGCCAACCTTTTGTCATGTCTGGATGAATGAAGACAAAGCAATAAAATTCACATTCTTGCGTTGAATTGTAGTCAGGAACATGACACGTGTAAACTGGTGAAGGAATCGAACGGTTTTCTTGTGTCTTGACTTCAATCTTGAATCCTTCAATCAACAAATCGAAATCGAAATCTTGTGCATGAACCACGTTCCGACCGATGTTGGTGTAATGATCAAACACCAAGATTTCACCAAGCGCACCGATTAAATTCCCTTCACCTTTACGAATTGAATTGTTCAGGCAATTAAATTTGTACAGCATTTCCGCACGAACGATTTGCTGTTTTGTTATTGTGAATTCAATCATTGCTTCACGAATTCATCGAACCATTCCACAAAAGAATCGAAGTCACGCGCAATCATGTACACACCACCAGCGCGTTCGATTGATTCTTGGTATCGCTTTTGTGCGTCGCTTTGACGGTCTTTTCCGACCTTGACTTCAATCTTGACTGAACGTCCACGAATAGTCGCTGAAATGTCAGCTGAACCAGCGGTGGTTGTTCCTTTTGTCCATGTCACACCGATGACTTTCCCGTCGGTTCGTTTGTTTTCCCTTGCGACGCCCATTGTGTTAATTCGTTCAGCTTGGTAGCCGTTGAACTGGATGAACGATGTGATTGCCTTGGTCAATCCATTCGCGGTCTTGTCGTCCCACTTTTTCTTCACGAAGTAAGCTTCAGGGAAAGACGGATGTTTTTCGATGTCATTCGCCAGCTTCAGCGCGTCAAGTCGTTCTTTATTTTCCTTCTTCATTTTCAATGTAGTATTTGTAATAATCGTCACGCTTCAATTTATAATCAAGCTTTTCAAACATCTTCAAATAACGATAAACGCTTCTTTCACTTATGTTCAAATATCTTGACATTCCGTTAACGGTTCGTGGTTTGACTTGAAGCAATTGAATCAATTTAATGACACGATAAATCTTGTGTTGATTCATGGCAATCCTTTGATTTCAATCCACAACGTTCCAGAAATTCCGATGACAAGACACCCAATCGCACCCCACCAGCCGAATAAATAAATTGCAATCCACCAAATGAAAATGGTGAGAATAATAGCTAACATAAGTAAATAATTCATAAGATATAAAATTAAAATGGACAATCGTTTTTCGGTGTGAATTCATTCGTTGGTGATCCTTCAGTCAAGATAAAATAACGACCTGAATGGTTGTGACCTTCGGTGTATTTGTACCCCTTGTGATTCGCGTATTCCTTCACCCATTTCTTGAACTTTTGCGTTGAAAGGTCCCGGAAAGAATTTGTTTCGGTTTGGAATTCCTGAAGCTTCGTTTGATTGTAGTGATAAATGTCAAGTTCAAGATTCCCTTCACGAACGAATTCAAAGAAGTCCTTGCAAGTTGATTGAATGAAACGCTTCGTGTCCGCGTTGATTGATGTCGTTGCGGTCAATCCTTCGTTCAGGTATTTTTGAACGTTAGCAATCATGTAGTTGTCGAATAGTGACCAGTCATCTTGTGACCAAGAATCAAACAACAAACGACCGTATTCTTTCAATGGCGAATGTTGCGCGTTGAAATACTGAAAAAATTCAAGTTCGTGTCTTCGTCGGTCGTGACTTGATCCCGCGCCAGCAATCACATAATTCGTTGTAATTACAATCTTCGGTGAACGTTCGAATGGAATGTAAATTTCGTCTTTGTTTTTGCGGTTGACGGTGATTCCTTGTGACACAACGCTGAACAATTGTTCAAAGTCGAAGTTCTTTTTCACGTCGTCGAACGCAAGAATTTGCGTGTCAAGGTTCACGCGCTGGTAAACAAAGTCATTCTTCATTGAATTGAATTGCTTTCCGTCCACGGTGACAAGATTCCTAAAATAATTGATTGCCGTCAACATTAAGGATTTTCCTGAACCACCATTCGCATTGTCGTCGATTTCTTGGTCATTGAAAATGATTGCCTTTTGTTCGGTCTTATCTTTGTAAGTGTGCATTAAATAACCAAGTGTTGTTTCAAGCGCTTCACTTCGTGTCTTGTCTTGATTAGACACCTTATAAATGAAATCTTGGAAATCGTTCTTGTGGTCATCCAGCTGAATGAAGTCCCGGTTCAAAATTTGATTTTCCCAAATGTAACCGTTGACATCAATGTAACTTTTCAACGTGACATCCTTCTTCGTGATTGTGACCACGCCGTTCTTGAATGGAATGAACGATTCGGTCTTGGTGTCCTGAAGCATTTTGACGTCAATCGAATCAATCATGTTCAGGAAATTTTCGCTGAACAAATACGTCGAACGTGAGCAATAATTCCAAACCGATATTTCACATCGCGATTCCAGATATTTCAAAACGAAATCTTTGATTTGTTCAACCGAAGACAATCGAACCTTGTTTTCATTGACCACAACGAATGTCGGTGACAACGCGCGTTCTGGATAGTATTTGCCGAATCCATGCTTTGAAAGAAAAGCGCTGTAATTGTTAGGTTCGATTGAAATCTTTTCACCAGTTTTCAATTGTGTGATTGTCCAAAAAATGTCTTGATTGTTTTCAACGTCCGATTTGATTTCTTCGATTTGTTCTTGGTCAAGTCCAAGCGCTTCGGTTATGTCCTTCGTGGCGATTCCTTGTCGAATTTTTATCTTTGCCTTGGTCAGCTTTTCGTTGTCTTCGAAATACTTTGTTTTGAAGTCAGCGGTTCGAAAAGCGCTTTTAATTGTGTTCGCCAGTTCCGCTTTCGTGAAATCGCTTGACACGAATTGTTCAAGGTGATATTCGGCAACGTCACGCGTGATTCCGTATTCACAAAGACAAGCGGAAAGCTTGAAAATGTAATTGTTCCGATTTCCTGAATTGAATTCACCACCGAAATCGAACTTCATGATTCGTTCAATTATTTTTGATTCGTCCACTAATCGACACACCGGTGGACGTTCAAGGAAAATGTGTCCACGTTCTTCGTCAATGGTTGTGAATTCGTCACAAAATTCGTTCAAATAAGCGTCTGGATCGTAAGATTCGAAACACACCCTTGAAACGTTTTGACTGGACGTGTCGAAGTAATCGGAATTCAATTCAAGTTCCAGCGCTTTGAATCGTCGCTTGTGTTCTTCTTTCGTTGATTGTGGTATCTTGACAACAACCTTCAGTCCTTTATTCGAAGGTGAAGTGAACACCATAAAGACAAACGGCAATGATTTGAACCGTTGCTTGTCTTGGTTCATTGTTTCTTGGTCAGGATAGTCGTCGAAGTCCAAGATACAAAGACCAGAATGTTCAACAAGTCCGTTGTCGGTTCGCTGGTTGAATGTTCCGTTGAACATAATCGCAAGCAATGAATTCTTTAAGGACCGATAAGCTTCGGTTGATTCGTCCATTTCACGAAGTCGGTTGATTTTCGAAACGAGTTCAGGATAACCGTTCTTGATTCGATTGTAAACTTCGACCACGTTCATCGTGAACGGTGTTTCTTTTGCATTAAATAACGATCTAAAGACCGAAATGTTTGGTATCATTATATTTCGTCAATAAAAAAAGGGACGACCTTTCAACGATGGCGCGCGTTTACTCGGTCAATCCCCTTTAATAAATTTCTTGTTGTTTGCGCCATGGTCACAAAACTAAATAAAAATTTCATTCATAATCACAACGCGACAAAAATAAATTTTTGTAACGCATTTTGTAACGCCTATAAACCACGCCCACATTGAGTTTGACACAAAGCGCGACAAAATTACAAAAGTTTTTACCCCCCCCCCTAAAAAATACCGCTTTTTTTTCAGGGACAGCATATAGGAGAATCGTAACTTTGTCGCGCTGTAACGCAAAAAAGCGCCAGTTTCCCAGCGCTTCTCAACCAATTTTGCATGAATTTTTAATGAAAATACTTACTTTATGAATGTGCAAAGATCAGTGAAATGTCCGTCTTTGTCAATGGTCTTTCAAATTCTTTCAAAACTTGTTTCGTGAACTTGCCACGAATCGTGATTGAATCTTCAGTCGATTCGCAATCGAAGAATTGATTCTTTGGAATCCGTCCTTCATCCGTCACCAGTTCAGGCAATGGATGAATTGCGCGAAGGTATTCTTCATCAAGTTGTGACCACCACCGTTTGTGTTCCTTCAATCCATGAATCACACTTGAATGGTCGCGGTTAAATAGTTCACCGATTTCACGCAAACACAACCTTGAACGGCAATGAAGGATGTTCATAAGATAGTATCGTTTGTAAACTGTTTCGCGTTTGCGACATGGTTTGTCCAGTTTGAATTCGGCAAT